TGATATATCTTAGTCAGACACTTAGCCACACGGTTAGTCAGTCGTGCAGTAGATAGCAGACCTGCATCTGCCGTAGTGTTTAACCTGTACCATAGCTTGTCAGCAAGCTGCTGAGTAGCATGAAGGTCAGCAGATAGATACTCACACAACTCGTTGTATGGTATGTCTCGTGTACTGTAGCCCTTCTTGAAGTACTCCTTCAGAGTATCCTGCTTCTTCGTATCTAACTCATAGCGTTCTGCACAAGCCTCAAGTGATAATGGTTCTTTGACACCACGCTGCAAGATATACTCGACAAGCATAGTATCAAACACTGCACCATCATACTTGAAGCCTGACTCCCATAGCCATAGCAAATCATGTGCCACGTTGTGACATATGAGTACTGTAGCTTGATCAAGGAACCATTGTACACGCTCATGGTAATCGGGTTGATTAGGCACGTCAGCATGGTCAAAAGGGAAATGCTGCTCGTGTCCTTGGTCAGTCAGTACACCAACCATAGTCAATGAATTGTTAGGCTCAAAGGGGTCAAGGTGCATCTTACCACCACGGTGCGTTACCGTATTCTCTACATCAAGTGTTAGTTTCATATCTATCCATCCTTACTTTTCCTGTCAGGGTTAGTGGAATCTGGTAGAACATTTCACCAGAAGCTATATATTTATTCGATACTTCCACTGGTGTCAAGTCTTTAACATCTTCGGACTTAAACATAAGAGCATTTGATAACTCTTTATTCCACACAAAGAACAACGTGGGTGCATTGAAGAACTTTGACTTACGTTCTGGTAGTTGCAATGTGTCATAGGGAAACACCGCACCACTCCACACTGTCTTTACTTCACACTCCACGTAGAACTTACCCTTGCTACCTTCAGCAATCAAGTCTTGCCCATATGGATTAGGGTTCTCCCATATCTCATACCCCTTTATCTGCATGTATTCCATAGTACGAACACGTGCAGGTTTGTCATGCTTGCCATGCAGGGCTTCATTGAATTGTTTTCTCATCCCTCGTACCTCGCAGTCTGGTAGTTAAGTTCTACGTTGACCATGCCATGCCAGCCATTTAACTTGTTCTTGACTATGTTAATGTGACGTAAGGGGCTGTCTTCTTCTTGTCCTTCTACGCTAGGTGATTTACCAATCAATATCATTAGGTCAGCTTCAGCAGCCTTACCTGTACGTGAGCCTTCCATCATTGATTGGTTAAGCTGTGACCTACCCTCTGCCTCTGCAGATAACTGTGACATATAGAACACAGCACAGTCGTAGGTCTTAGCAATCTGCCTAGCGTAGATAGCACAAGCCTTTAACGCCTCATCTGGTCTGGCATAGTTACCTGCCACACCAAACTTATCACCCATGTCTAGTACTAGAATGTCAGGCTTGAATGATTTACATACAGACTCAACCCAAGCCATGTCTCTACCACCTGCATCTTTAATCTTGATGTTGTTCATCACAGGTTCATACATTAGCTTGGCTTTCGCCATGTCATCTCGCACCTCTCGTGCTGTCATTCCAGCCGCTGCTGTCAAGTATCTAGCACCGACACGGTGAGTAGGCTCTTCGTTACATAGGATAATACACCTAGCACCTTGTGAGGCAAACCCACCCGGCGCAGCAATCAAGCTGGCATGAAAGGATGTCTTACCAGTGTTGGGTCTAGCACCTACTTCGATAAGCTGACCACCACTAACACCCTCAATCTTGCGGGTGACTGATGGTAAATTGAAAGTCCATTTAGCTTCCAACTCAGCCTTTGCCATAAGAGTTTCGATACTGATGTCATCCCATTCTATGTTCAGGTTGGGGATAAAGTCATCACCATATCTCTCAAGCAAGTTGCGCAATGCTTCCAGTGTGGCAGCATCACCGTTGACCATATCGAATCCGATATTCGCAACGTCTTCTCCAATAACCTGCTGGAATAGTTTGGACAGCACCTCTTGTGCTATGTCACTACCCATAGGTTGTTCACGCTTAATCTGCCCAAACAGGCTAGAGTAAGACGCTTTCTGTGCCGTAGTCAGAGTTGGATTGTTAGACATAAATAATGCCTCAATCTCATCCGGCGATACGGTACGATCATACTTGTCCATAGCAGTGTCGATAGCTTTCTTAATCTTTCGCACATCACTACTGAACAAACGATCAGGACATTTGGAACCACGATGATCATCGTAGAAACCTTTATCCATTAAACTTCTAATCAGTGATAATTCCATTTAGCTTCTCCATATCTTCGGGGTTACGATATTTCAAGTCATCAGTTAGTCTGAGTACACGAACATCGTTCACGTGTCCTCGTAGTTCCTTTGCCATCTGTAATGTCTTAGGTAGCGCATCGGGGTCTAACGCTATGATTGCTGTTGAGAACTGTGCAAGATACCCTTTATGCGCCTCTTGCAATGATGTGCCTAGAAGCGCAACCCCGACAAAGGAACCGTAACCAACAACGGCTGCACTCACACAGTCCTCAACAACTACTGCGACTTTACCACACCCAGCGGTGTAAGGCAAGCCACTTTTTCCATATCTTTTCCACTTAGGTAAACGCTGCCCCGACAGTGACCTGCCAGTCCCATCTACCATTTTACCTTCGTGCATGATAGGGAATACCACACGGCTTTCCTTTACATCATACAACAAACCTAATTCATCTATGTCTAATCCCCACGTATCACACCACCTGTTCATGTATACATTCTCACGATGGGGTATGATGTATGTAGGCAATTCAAATGGTGTAGCTTCTGCAAACTGTTGGGCATTACCCAAGCCGGAACGTATGTCATCTACTGTCATGTGGACACGAGTTCCACCCTTGACACCGCAAGACATACGGTAGCAGTTCCATAATAGGCTACCCATATTGTTAGTCACCGTGAATGTGCGTTGCCCACAGTTAGGACAGGCCATTCTCTTTGTATGACCATTAGGTATATCTAAATCATTTACTATATTATATATGTTCATAACTATATCACTTTCTCTGCGGCAGTTAAGTGCTTTTACCATACGCTTTACGAGTTGTCAATGCATTATTTGCAGAGGCATACGTATTTTTCATGTATGGTTTAACCGACTGTGGATTACTATGTCCTGTAACCGACATGATTTGTCCCATAGGCACACCTGCCTCTACCATTTGTGTTGTGCCAGTACGCCGCAAGTCCATCAGGCGTAGTTCCTCAGACAGCCCAGCTTCACGCATGACAGCCCTTCCAGCTTTTGATAGACGTTCCATGCTGTACGGGTGGTACTCGCCCTGTACGGGCGTTGTGCGGGGAACAACGTACTGTTGAAAGCCAAAGTCCTGCTCTTGTTGTGTCAGCATCTCAAGCAAGTCATCTTCGATGGGCAAAGTCACCTCTGCCCTGCGCTTAGACTGCTCAAGATATAGCTTGTGTTCTTCCAAGTCAATGTTGTCCCACGTCAACAGACGCATATCACCTAGACGCTGGCACCACTCGTATGCCATGTGTACAATCAGGCCAATGCTGCGCCATTGAAACTCACCATAGGCAGTGTCAAGGAATTGACGCACATCATCCTCTGTCCACACAACCTTGCGTTGTGGTGGTGTCTTGCGCCTGACATTGGCAAAGGGATTGACTGTAGCATACTCCATGTCAATAGCGTAACGAAACAGAATAGATGACACAGTACAGACGTGGTTGGCAAGGCTAATGCCTCGCTCAACCCAGCCTTCGTATGCATGTTTGGCTTGCTTACTTGTGAGTTCACAAAATTTCACAGAGCCAAAATCATCTAGCATGATGCCAAGAAAGTATTTATAGTCTTTCTTAGTTCTGCTTCGTAACATCTTGAAATCATTGGAATTGTAGTACTTATCCACAAGATGTTTTACAGTCTTCATAAACCCATCTCCTTCTTATATTTAAGAAGCATACTATCTCGTTTGTCTGCGAGGTCAGTCCAAAATTGCTTCTCAATTTCCTTGCCAACGTACTCAAGATTAGTCCAGTGTTCTAATCCCTCACGCCAATCGGACTCATCATAGTCTGTCCATTCGGAAGACCTATCCCGATTGATTTCGGTAAGTATCTCACTGAGTGTCCAGTAAGATACCTTTTCGTTGTCATCATGGTCTATGATAATGTGACGTGTCATGCTGCAATCAACTCCTTGAACTGCTTGCTTTCAATCCACTGTGACACTTCATGCTCACGCTTGAACATGTTAACAGCGTTGGTAT